TAGCAATGTTAACATTCCAACAGCAAATGGTAATGTAACTATTACAGCAGTTGGTAATACAACCATGACTATTACTGGTACTGGTGCTAACATCACTGGTACAGCAAATATTAGTGGTAATGCTAATGTAAACAACTTAGGTACAACAACATTAATTGCGACAACTGGTAATATTACTACTGTTAATGGTAACACAATAATTGCAAACAACCATACGGCATCAGGCAATGCCACGGGTAATGCTAATGTATCAACTATAACAGGTAATTTGGGTATCCGTGCAATATTCTCTACATATACGGACAATTCAGCCGCAGCCAGTGCGACTATAGCTAATGCAGCAATACACGCAATAGCAGCGCCGAACTTAGCGGCAGCAAATGCAACCGTTACATTTACTAATGCATCTACCTTTTATATTGCAGGTGCACCAGTTGCTAATACAAATGCTACGATTACTAACCCATATTCGTTATTTGTAGCATCAGGTAATAGTTATCTTGCCGGTAATGTAACTTTTGCAGGTACTATATTAGGTAATTTATCAGGTAATTTATTGGGTGCTAATTCAATAAGTGGCAATGTATTATATGGAAAATTTTTACAGAGTCCTTATCCTACAGTAGTACCCGAAAGAATAATAAATTCAGGTACGGGTGCATTGGTTAGTACTTCGACTACTGCTTCTACCGAATCTAGTCCGTATTACACGACAGTAGATCCATCGGGTAGATTTGTTTATGTAACAAATAATGGTGCCAACTCCGTAAGCCAATTTAGTATTAATCAATCAACTGGCGAATTAACGAGTATTGCAATTGCAATTACTAGTGGAACTGCTCCTCGAGGAATAGCTGTAGACCCCACAGGTAGATTTGTTTATGTAGCAAATTTTGATAGTGGAAATGTAAGCCAATATAGTATTAACCAATCAATCGGTGGATTAACTAGTATTACAAGTCCAGTTTCTACTGGAGGAATTAATCCGACAGGTATAGCAGTAGACCCTACAGGTAGATTTGTTTATGTAACAAATGGTACTAGCAATACAGTAAGCCAATTTAGTATTAACCAATCAACTGGCGCATTAACTAGTATTACAAGTCCAATTAATAGTGGAAATACTCCTAGAGGAATAACGGTAGACCCCACCGGTAGATTTGTTTATGTAGCAAATGGTGGTGGCAATTCAGTAAGCCAATTTAGTATTAACCAATCAACTGGCGCATTAACTAGTATTACAACTGCGATTCCTACTGGAGGACTTAGTCCAATAAAGGTAACTGTAGACCCCACAGGTAGATTTGTTTATGTAACAAATAGTGGTGGCAACACCGTAAGCCAATTTAGTATTAATCAATCAACTGGCGAATTAACTAGTATTACAAGTCCAGTTTCTACTATAAGTACTCCAAATGACATAACAGTAGACCCCACTGGTAGATTTGTTTATGTAACAAATGGTGGTGCTAACTCCGTAAGCCAATTTAGTATTAACCAATCAATCGGTGGATTAACTAGTATTACAACTGCAATTCCTAGTGGATCTAATCCGGTAGGTATAACAGTAGACCCCACGGGTAGATTTGTTTATGTAGCAAATGGTGGTAGCAATAATGTAATTAGATACTTTATTAGTAATTTTTCAACCGGAGTTGTTAATACTACAATTTTAACAACCGGTGCAAATTCAACAACAGGAACAATTACAGGCAACTGGTCTTTAAGTGCAGGTTCTAGATTAAATGCCACATATGCTGACTTGGCAGAATACTACGAAGCGGACACTGAATATGAACCGGGTACTGTGTTAGAGTTTGGTGGAGATAAAGAAGTTACTATAGCTACTGATGAAACAATAAAAGTAGCAGGGGTAGTATCATCTAATCCTGCATATGTAATGAATGCAACTTGTCAAGGTATAGCACTTCCTATAGCATTACAAGGTAGAGTTCCTTGTAAAGTAAGAGGTATAATTCACAAAGGCGATATGATGGTAAGTGGTGGAAATGGTTATGCACGCCCTACTCATACTCCTATTATAGGTACAGTAATTGGTAAGGCATTAGAAAACTTCTCAGGCGAAGGTATCATTGAAATCGCTGTGGGTAGACTATAAGATAAATACTAGACAGGAAATAAGAAAATGGCATCATACGCATATACCGCAAGTTCAGCAGTAGCAACATCAGGAAATATCTCTACAGATAAAGTCATGATATCAACTACTAGTAGTCCTATTCAATATACGACTAGTTTTCCAAATGTCGCATTAACTGGAACTGTGACCTGTGCTACTAATAGTAATACAGTCACCGGTTCAGGAACTGCATTTACTACTCAATTAAATATTGGAGCTTGGATAGGTAATACTAGCGGCAATACTGTTGGGATTGTTAAAGCAATTGCTAATAATACAAGTTTAACATTAACTGCAAATGCAGCAGTAGCAATTAGTGGAGCAACAGCTAGATATAACCCATATGGCGTTGCCTACACTGTGGCTACTGCCAATAGTACAATTATTCCTTCTAATACGGTTGCAAATAGTATTATTGTAGGTCAAGGAAATATAGTATCTTTTGTGGAAGTAAGCGGCGTAACATCTGCACCATTTACTATTACGGAATTGGGTGCTGCACATGCTAATACAGGCACTAGTGGTGTTTTAACAACGCCATCAGCCGGCGGACCTAACAACTAAAACTACGCAAAAAAGATAAATATAATCATACATTCTCATGGTGAGAGTTTATGCGGTCCCCGCCGCGTAGTGGCTAGAACCCACACATAATAAGGAGAAAAACAAATGGGACGCCCTTTAAAGATTGCCAAAGCGGTAATGTTAACATTAACCGCAACAAACGGTACAACTGAAGTTGTTACAGTTAGTGAAAATTTAAATACACTTAATGTTATCGCAGGAATGCCTTTTGTAGTTACTACTACAACAGGTGGACTAACAGCAGGTACAACATATTGGATTCTAGAAGTACTAACAGCTAATACTTTTACTGTATCGGCTACAGTACCTAGTGCTAATCCTAGTTATACTAAGGTTAACCTATCAACTGCTGGTCCAGTGACAGTGAAGGTATCGGTCGGTGTAGTAGACACGGGTTTTCAAAATCCTGATTCTACATCACAATCAGGTAATACTTCAACAAATCCTGGTGCAAGCTATGGTGTAGTTGGCGGTAATACAACAATTTATGGTTCACAAATATTAGCACAAGTTGCTATTGGTATTAATGGTACTGGTACACTTTATGGTGATACAGGTAACTTGAATGTATATGGATCTGGAACAGACTTTGCTAATACATTATCTGTTGGCTCTGCTATTCAAGTTGCTTCTGCAAATATTAACGGCAGTACTGATTATACAAATGTTGGTTTTGTTGGAACTAACACTGGCTATATTACTGTTGCCATCGCTAATACAACTGCTACCGGTAATGTAATTCGTACTTCCGGTAATTCACAAACATTGTTTGTTGGTGCTCCATTAACTGTTGATGCAAACACAGGTGGGTTAGTTATAGGATCAACATACTTTGTGAAAACTATTGCAAATGCATCTGCATTCACCGTATCTAATACACAATATGGTCCAACAACAGCAATAACTACAGGTACTGATACTGCAAATGCCAGAATCGATGTAACTGTATTGGCTGCAAATGCTACTGCAAACTTTGTAGGTGCATCATTTGTTTATGCAAATGATGAAGCAGGCTACATTGTTCGTCAAAAAGGCAAACAAAAGTATTTAGTAACAGGTTTAACAACCGGATTAACAGCACAATGTGCAACTGCTAATGTGGCTAATACTGCACTAACACCAAATACAATGAGCATTACAGCGACAACAGCAACACCTGCAACAGTATATGTACAGTCAGTAAATAATTATCAATCAGAACTATTTGAAACTACTGTAGCTGCTGGGTCACTATCAGCCGGCACAGCTTACACAATTCTTAGTGTAGGTACTACAAACTGGACAGCAGTCGGTGCTTCTGCTAACATAACTGGTGTATCATTCGTTGCAACTGCAACTGGTTCAGGAACAGGTACTGCGATATTGACTACAGCTAATCCTGATGTTATTGCAACATTTGATACAGCATACGCTGCTAATACATACGATGGACAACCTAACCCAATCGTTGTAGTTAATAACGCATAATCATGGCAAATACTAGAGCATTATCCGTTAATACATCAGATACTGATATTGCCGTCCTTCAAGTTCAAGTTAATAACATTGAAACAAAAATCAATGAATTAAAAACTGACTTGAAGGAAGTGCATGAATGCCTTGACAAAAATGCGGAAGAAACTCACAAGCTAATCAAGGAACTACAACTATCTAATGATGCTTCTCATAAGTCATTAACTGATAAGGTTAGTGCATTAGAAAAGTGGCGTTGGATGTTGATGGGAGCAGGTGTTGTAATAGGCTCAATGGGATTTGATACTGTAGCAAAATTGCTAAAATAAAAAAAGGGACTTTAAAGTCCCTTTTTTATTAATGTGTTTAACTTTTTTTGTACTACATCAAAATTAACAGTGCTAAACAATCCAGGATGTAATGGTTTGGGATATTGACCTTCACCTACCCAAGCATATCCGCAATGTTCTCCATTTAATACAGGAATGAATTCTTCTTCTACCTGAGAAAAAAAGGTATGATATATAAAATTATTATTTACAAATTTTTGAATAGGTACTAGTTTAGGATTTTCAGGCCAATATCCAATTTCCTCTACACTTTCTCTTTGCAGACCGTCTAATAAAGTTTCATCTTCTTCTATTTTGCCACCAGGAATACCCCAATTGCCAGGATTCTTGGTATCAGTTCTAAGTAAATACAGGAATCGTTCTGTGTTTTTACTATAAAAGAATATTCCGGCTGATATATTATTCATCTATACATTATATCATAATAATAATTAGATTACAATGCTGTAGTCACCCTCATTATACCACCCGTCAACTGCTTTTACCCAATTACCATCTGTCCAACGATATTGCATATTAGTGGTTAAATTAGTAACATATTGAGTGGTAGTAGTATTTTCTGAATCAAAGGCAACTTGCCATACGCCTAAACTACTATTAAATTGTATTATATCATTAGCATTGGCTTTTAGACTTCCCCAAGCTACTGTAGAAGAATCTCCTCCTATACCTTCTACAATTAAATATCTTCTACCATTAATCGGTCCCGGTAGCCCTGCATTAGGACCAGTTAATTGTGGATTAATTATACTAGCTACGGGATTTAAAGTATTTTGTGGCAATGTGTCTGGATCTATATTATAGATTAATAATCTATCATCAAGTGGATCAGGCACTATAGTTCCTACAATTTCTGTATCCATATATGGATTTTGTAACCATATTTGTGATATACCTGGTTTAATTACTCCATATGCATTTAAATATGCACTCCAATATAGCGAAGTATTTGGAGGTTGAGGTATAGCGAATTCATCATTGGGCGGATCAAATGGTTGATTTGCAGGTAATAATTGCAATTTATTACCTAATAATAGTACTTGATATCCATATGGACTAATTTTTTGCCTAGTTCCTAATAATAAATCATCATCTTGCATATCTTCTATGGCGGAACCTTTAAAAATACTATAAATGATTTTTTCAATAACTCCCATTTTCTTAAGCTTACTGGTTGTGCTTAACCATATAGGCATATAGAATTTCCAAGTCATAACATCAATTGGATTTCCTGTTCCTTGTGGAATACTACGGCTAGTAAACGTTAATCCATCTTGATATACTACACTTAATGAAGTCCAATCTAAGAAATTATCGGTGCTTTGAATTTCTAATCCTGGATTAAACAATGTGCCTAATTGTTCAATAATTTCTAATTTCTGATTATAATTTGTAGTCCAAAAATCAACGGTGATTCGCAATGTATACGGGACTGGCATTAGTCTTTCTACAGTAAATGCTTGTCCCTGTGTAGTTTCATATGATTGTGAATCAGCATTATATGCCCGTTGACGAATTTGTGTTTTTTCAACAAATGTAGGATTTTGAGTTCTACTTTGATTATATTCTAATCCACTTATGTAATATGTTATCAGTGGTGCTGATGGTAAATTACTAGCCGAGTTGTTAGCAATTATAGTAGCCGCCTGCCTACTGCTATCACCATACATAATCGGTACTCTAACATATATTGTATTACCTGCAGGATCTTTCCCTTTAGTCACATACCAATTAGAAAATATTTTTGCAAATTGAATTAAAAATCTGCGAATCTGATTATCATAAAAAAACTGTGCCAATTGAATTACCTTTGTTTATGGAATTGGTGGAATAGGGTCTAATGGAGGTTGTAATATAGAAGATAATGGCTGTGCTTCAGCGATAGTAGTACCATTTGTCAATACAGTTACATTAGAATCATTGATAAATCCAGACAATAATGACTTATCCGAAGCAGTAAATCCGGTATCAGTTCTAACATTTTCAGAAATTCTTATCCATAATCTACCATTCCATCTATACAATAATTGCGGTAGGTAATCTATTCGTAAGAAATAATCACCTACTTGCGGGTTTTGTGGGAATGATATACCTGTTCCAACTGGATATCCATTTGGTGGAATTGCGGTACCTGTTAAATAACCTGCACTATAACCAAATGTTCTAGGACTTGATCTAGCAATATATTGAAATGCAGGATCACAATCAGCACGGTAATCCATTTGCGGAGTAACAGTACCTGTGAAACCGGGTGCTATTGGATTTTGATCACTTGTTGCATATGTGTTGTCTGAAGTACCATATGGTCCAGTTACTGGGCCCGTAGATTCTACTGAAAGAATCATATCACCTTCAACTTGTCCTGAATTATTACCTATTCTTTTTGGTGCTAATTGTAGCACTTCTAAATTAATTTGAGTAGAAACATTTATCGCATCTACTGTTATATCCCATATACTTTGCAATGCTTTCTTAGAAATTCTAACTACAGGGCTTGCAATTTTGTAATTAGGATTGCGAATCATTCCTACAGTGCCTATGGTAGGCTCGCCGCTAGCACTAGTAACTACATTAACAGGAGGAGAAGGTTGATCATTCTTCCCTGATAATACACCATTTGATTCGTATTCACCGTATGTCGGTGAAATATATAAACTACTACGGCTATATCCTGCTTCAGGAAGAATTCTAGCGGCTTCTTGTAATGCAGCATTATTAATGTCAAGATTCTTGTTATACGTAGCAAGTATGTCTTTAAGATTCTGTTCAGTTGATAATTTCCAATACGTTGGATTTGGCGGATATACCCCGGCAGGAACATCTGTAATTGATTCGTAATTCTTATCACCATACGTGATTATATAACCAGGTGGATAAGTCTTATCTTTATCCCATAAACCTAAATAATTATCCTGATCAATGGGCTCTTGTAGTATTTGACTGAATTCTTGACTATCAACCATTGGCTCGCATTTAATGCGCCATAAATGAGGATACCATGTTACAGAGAATCCCTCACTCGCATAATTAGAATCAGTTATTTGATAAAATCTTTTTAATGCAACTGGTATTGTTTCTTTTAATGGATTGTAATCAAGTAAATGCGGTAATTCTAATACATCACCTACCATTAACTTTCTACCTATAAGTTCAATCATGTCATTGTAATGTACGGTAATAAAGATAATGTCATTATTCAAAAACAATCCAAATTGACTTAAATCAAAGTCTAAGTTTTGTACATTGTAATGTCCCCGTAACCGATATATACTAGTATCGTATGTTCTATCACGGTTTTCTAAAAACAATAGGTCTTGTATATTAGTAGGATTTAGTGTAGAATACTCAGGTTGAGTATAATCAACGCTTGCACCTTGATTAGTAGGACCTAAATATTTATGTATATATAAATCAGTTCCACCAACAGTTAACATTTCCGATATGGATCTATCTAAAAATCTATAGTCGTTTTGTTTGTTGGAACGGTAGAGGCTAAGTCTTGGCATATATGTATTTATCATGCACGAGGCTTGACAATAAATGGTAGGTCGTGTATCATTGATATTTAGATCGTAAACAGGAGTGATCATGGTTAGGAAAGCTAGCAAGAAAGCCGTAGAAGAAGTTGGTTTGGTCCGTAGTCTGACCCCAAAGGATGAAGATGCCAAATATTTTGGTGAAGAGCCTTCGTTCCTGATTCAGCCTACTGAGGATAATCGCGGTATAGCATTATCCCGAGCATTCAATTGGTACAACAAATTTTATAGCAAGAAAGACGCCAAAGAATTTTTGGCACAGTACCTAGACTTGAATACCAAAACTACTGAAGCCAAAACTATCAGGCGTGTTGCTGACAATGAAATCATCCCAACGATTGGGTGGTTGTCTCGTATGACTCTCCGTGGTCTAGTATTAGTAGAATATGAAAAACAGACCTTGGACAATGAAATTGGTAGGTTGTTGAATACAATCTATAAGCCCGAAGTCAAAGAGGCTAGTCGTACAGGTGGTCCAGTTAAGTCTGAGGCGCCGGCTGTCAATCGGCCCAATGTACAAGAAATCATGCGGGAAAAGGCTAGTGAAGCCGCAGGTGAATTGGAAGGTTTGCTAGATGATTTTATTCAAGCAGGTGCACCTACTAAACATACATACCGTCCAATTGATGAATTGGCTAAAAAGAATGTATTGCCCCAGCATGTTAGTTTCATGGTTGAAACTTGGAATAAAAAACTCATTGAGTTTGCCGAGGTACAAGAAGGCAAAGATGACCAACTTGTGCAAGGTTACATGCATTTGAGTAAACAGCAAGTTAAGAACATCATTAAGTTTATTGAATTGGTTCTTAGCGAAATCGGTAGTTATGTTACCGTTAAAAAGGTTAGCAAAGCTCCCCGTAAACGCAAAGCAGTTCCAGTTGAAAAGCAAGTATCTAAACTCAAATACTTGCGTGAATTTGTAGATGCGGCTACTAAACTTAATCTAACAAGTTTACACCCAACTAAACTGCATGGTGCAAGTGAAGCATGGGTTTATGATACTTCACGGCGTAAACTTCATCACTACATTGCTGATGAATATAGTAAATACTTTACTGTCAAAGGTAACACGCTATTGGGGTTTGATACTACCCAAAGTGAATGTAAAACACTGCGTAAACCAGCAGAACAGATTAAAGAAATTATGGGTAGCAAGCCAGCCGCTCGTAAATACTTTAAAGAAATTAAGGCTGTGTCCGTTACTCCTACAGGAAGGTTTAACGAACACATGGTAATTTTAAAAGCATTTTAAATGAGTAAGATATGAGTAAAATATGTTTAATTGCAGGTTGTAGCCATACAGTAGGCTCGGAAATTGATGGAGTTGATGATAGCCCTTTTAACCGTAGTCATAGCTATGGTAATCTGTTAGCAAAAAAATTAGGTTATACTCCTATAAACATAGCAGTATGCGGATACACAAATGGTGCAATCGCAAGAAGTGTTCTAGAATGGTTTTCTGAACACGATACCACTGATGTTTTTGTTTTGATCGGTTGGACTGAAAGTTCCAGAATAGAAGCACTATATGAATTTTCAATGTGGCATCAAGAACAGTGTGGGAAATATTGTGATTGGTTTTCAAATTCATCAACTGATTTTTTACAAATTAATATTGGATATGACGGATATCCTGATAGAGAAAAAAACATACAAGAAGATTATAAGCGGTTCATAGTAAACAGACCTGAGTATATGGAAGTTGCTAGCGCTAATCTAGTGTTACAGTTACAATATTTTTTAAAGTACAAAAATATAGATTACCTAATGTGTAATACATCCCACATGTTTTCTGACATTAAACATCTTAAATTTTATTTGAACTGTATAGACAAAAAGTATTATTATAATTATAATAATAATTCTGAATCTTTTTATATTAAATATTCAGAATTGGGATATACTAACCCAAGAGCAATCTATGGGCACCATGGTGCCGAACCTCATAGGTTATACGCAGAAGAATTATATAAATTTCAAATGGAGAAATAAAAATGAGTGTGGACTTAAATAAGTATAGTGAATTTGTAGAGGCAGTTACCAGTAGACCTAGTAATTATTTGACTGATTTTATTAATAGACTAGACCAATTATCTGATAATAGGGATGATTCTATTGAGGAATATGGACCACAAGTTAATATGCCTTTGTTAATTACAGGGGCATTAGGACTTAGTTCTGAATGCGGTGAGTTCAATGAAATCGTAAAGAAAATGATTTTTCAAGGTAAGCCACTAACCAAGGAAAATCTATTTCATATGGAGCGTGAATTAGGTGATATTATGTGGTACTGGATCAACACCTGTAGGGCACTTGGGCTTGACCCTAATAAAGTCATTGAGGGCAATGTTGATAAGTTGATGAGTCGCTATCCAGGTGGTGTATTTGATGTAACTAAAAGCGAGAATAGAAAAGAGAATGACCTGTAATCCTGATAAATAACATATATCAGGATTACAAAAAATGACCGCAAATATATTATCCACGCCTACTAATCTAAACTTAGATGAATTAAAAGAATCATTATTCACTAACCTAAGATTACGATTAGGTGATGGTATTATAGATATTGAACTAGATCCTCAGCATTATGAGGCTGCATTCAATTATGCCATTAAACTGTATCGTCAGCGGGCACAAAATGCTACCGCTGAATCGTATACATTAATGACGGTTATTCAAAACATAGACACTTACACCTTACCTCAAGAATTTATTAATGTAAGGGCACTATTTCGTAGAACAGTAGGACTTGAAACAGGTCCTAGTTCTACATCCTTTGATCCCTTCTCAAGTGCTATTCTCAATACTTACCTATTGAATTACAACTATACCGGTGGTATGGCAACATATGATTTTTATGCCGGTTATGTTGAATTGGCAGCAAGAATGTTTGGTGGTTATGTCAATTATACTTTTGATCCAGTTACTAAAGTTCTTAGAGTAGTTAGAGATTTTAAGGGCACTGGAGAACGCATATTAGTTTGGGCTGATGTACAAAGACCTGTTGAAGTTCTATTGCAGGATCCAGGTGCTGGTGTTTGGATTGGTGACTATGTTCTAGCAGTTCTAAAAGGTATCATTGGAGAAGCCCGCGAAAAATTTGGTACTATTGCTGGTCCAGGTGGCGGCACATCTTTAAATGGTACTGCTATGAAGGCTGAATCTAAGGCCCTACAAGAAGCATTATTGGATGATTTGAGAAAATACCAAGATTACTCACAACCATTGACTTGGATTCAAGGTTAAAATGAAAATTAAAGAATTATTAACTGAATCAGTTAATAAAGCTAAGTATAGGACTGGCATGTGCGATGCCTATGCAATAGCATTACATAATACAACAAATCTGCCATTAGGCGCTTGGACTGGGTTTTATTATGATGATTTTGAAGAAGAATATGTACCTGAAACTTGCCATGTTTGTTGTGTAAAATCATTTGATAAGTTAGAGTGGGTAGATGTTGATGGTACTCATCAAGGTGAACCTGACAATTGCCATTTTGTAAATAGTATTGAGTATATGAAACTAGTGCCGATATCAGTTGAGGAAGCACAATATATTTTTACAATGGAAGGGGTAAGTGAACAAGATGTTAAAACAGCAGAAGAGTTTATCTTATCTGATCCAAGATTAACCTAAATACTTTATTTTGTAAAGCTCCTGTAAGATATATATTATATTACAGGAGCTTACCATATGTTTAATAGTCGTATATTTATCTTATCCTGTTCACATAAGTAAATGTATGAATCAAGAAATATTCCTACAGAACAAATACACTAAATGGTATTATAACATAGTTGGTAATTCTTCCGCAAAAGTTAAACATACTACCAAACATAGACATCACATAATTCCAGAATCATTTTTTATCAATCGTGTTAGAAAAGGGCCACTCGGATGGGTTGCAGGTGATCCTGAGGATATTGACAATATTGCCTATCTTACACCAAGGGCTCACTTAATATGTCATAAATTATTAATTAGAATGACACAAGGCACGGCAAAGGCAAAGATGGTTCATGGGCTACAAGTTATTTTAGCCAAATATACTGATCACAAAATGATCGGAAGACAATATGAATTATTACAGCAGGAGCTTTCACAAACTGTTAAAAATTTTTGGACTGAGGAGGAAAGATTAAGGGCATCAAAAAGAAATTTAGGATCCAATAATCCATTTTTTGGTAAGCAGCATACAGATGGATATAAAAAGCGAGCTAGTGATAGGCTAAAGGGGAAAACATATGAAGAATTATATGGTGAAGAAAAAGCACAGGAATTAAAAAAGAAAGTTGCTAATGTAGGAGAGAAAAATGGATTCTATAAAAAGCACCATAGTGAAAAAACATTATTATTGCTTAGGCAGTTAGCAGCCAAACCAAAATCAGAGGCATGGAAAAAAAGTGCATCCAAAAATAGAAAAGGTAAGATCCCGATCAATAAAGGAAAAACATTTGAAGAATTATATGGTGAAGAAAAAGCACAGGAATTAAAAAAGAAAGTTGCTAATGTAGGAGAGAAAAATGGTTTTTTTGGTAAAAAGCACACTGATGAACAGCGCAAGAAAAAAAGTGCCGAAAAACTAGCTGCACTTAAATTAAAATGTTATTATTGTGATAAAGAAGTTGATCACATGAATTTTTCAAGGTGGCACGGGGAAAATTGTAAACATAAAGGAGAATGAAAATTATTATTGGAATTACCGGGTTAATAAATTCTGGCAAAGACACTATTGCAGATTATCTAACTACATTTCATGGTTTTAAAAGATTAAGTTTTGCCGCTTCTCTTAAAGATGCTGTAGCAGCAGTGTTTAATTGGGATCGTGAAATGCTAGAGGGCACTACTAAGTCTAGCAGAGAATGGCGTGAACAGGTTGATCAATGGTGGGCAGAACGTTTAGGTATCCCTCATCTTACTCCACGCTGGATTCTACAATATTGGGGAACAGAAGTTTGTCGTGATGCATTTCATACGGATATTTGGGTAGCATCAGTAGAAAACAAATTAAGAACTTCTACCGATAATATTGTGATAACAGATTGTAGATTCTACAATGAGGTAGGTGCTATTAAAAATGCTGGTGGAATTACTATTAGAGTTGAAAGGGGTCCAAACCCTGAGTGGTATTCACATGCGATAAACTTTAATAAAGGTGAAAACGGTAATTTGGGTTGGGCTCTTGGGAGGAATCGGCTTGAGCAATTAGGTATTCATGCGAGTGAATATAGTAGTGTTGGATTAGAGTATGACCATATTATTGCTAATGATGGGACAATAGATGACTTACATAAAAAAATTCAATCAATAGTCAACTTGTAAGTCACCTCGTTTCCAAGTAACTTCTTTTTTCTTTACTACTTCAACACAATTCAAACATATACTACGCAAATTACTTAGTATAATATTTTCTAAATTACCGTCAATATGAAATACGGTAATTTGAGTTGGAAACAAACTACGAAACCCGCATAAATCACATGTGGGTTTTTTCTTGTATCCTGATTTTTCCCAATTATAAACTCTAGGCTTTTTCTTAGCCCTGTTCTTGCCACACCCATCACAAATTCTACGATAGTGGGTTATGTCATTCTTTTTGTAATTTATGGCACAATAATTTTTGTTGCAAGTATTACAAATAGGCCTTTTCAGTATCATATTAATATTTATGATTTTTACCTTCGAAGGTTCGGCTAAATGGATGTTTTTTAGAAAATAAAATAAATAATAATATGCAAACTAGGTGGTAAACCTCATAATTTTACAATAAGGAAAAATAAAATGGCATTAACAAGTCCTGGCGTTGAAGTTTCAATCATTGACCAAAGTCAATATCTTCCAGCCGCAACCGGTTCCGTACCTTTCGTACTAGTAGCAACAGCACAAAATAAAGCTGATCCAACTGGTACGGGAGTAGCAGTTGCTACTACAGCAGCAAATGCAGGTAAATTATATCAAGTAACAAGCCAACGTGATCTTGTTACATTATATGGTAATCCGTTCTTTTACACCACAACTGCAGGTACTCCTATTCAGGGTTATGAACTCAACGAATATGGATTATTAGCAGCATACTCATTATTAGGTGTAACTAATCGTTGTTATGTATTAAGAGCAGATATTGATTTAGCTAGTTTAGTTGGTCAAACAGGTCGACCAGTTGGTGCACCTGAAGATGGCGCATGGTGGTTAGATACAACAACCTCAACTTGGGGTATATATCAGTTTAATGCTACAACTGGACAATTTACATTACAAAATCCTATTGTTATTACCGATGACGCTTATATAAGTGCGTATACACCCATTGATAGTATCGGTAATATTGGAGACTACGCAGTAATAGCTAATCAACTAACCGGACCATTGCAAGAACAATTCTTTTATAAGACCACTGGCAATGCTTGGGTACCTGTCGGATTATCAGCTTGGTCAAAAGATTGGCCAACTGTACAAGGTACTGTTTCTAATCCAACATTGGCTCCCGGTAATACTTTTACCCTTACTATAAAGAATCTTGTTACTAGCACTTCAATTGATATTACTATTACAGTTCCTAACTCAGGAGGAGGTATCGGGACTGTTGCAGGTGTAGCAGGTGTTATAAATGCTTTAGGATTAACTAATGTAACTGCCGGTGTAAGAAGTGGCAAACTTTGTATTTTTACAAGCTCTACATTCAATGGCATTGACGAAATTGATTCTCAATATATTACATTGACGGATGGTACTGGTGCACCACTTAGCGATATGGGGATCGACACCGGTGATTATTATTCGCCGACCTTACAGTGGGGAACATCAGCACAGCAACCATTATGGCAAACTGGACAAACCTATCCTAGACCCACCGGCTCAGTATGGATGAAAGTTGGATCTGCCGGCAATGGGCTACAACCTATTGTTTCTCAATATGATGCAGTTACTGCGTCTTGGGTTAATAAAAATGTAAGTTTGTATCCTACTGACTGGGCAGCAATAGCAGCATTAGATGCTACAGGTGGTCAGGCTATTCCTGCAGGAACTATATACGGTCAGTACAACTTTAATAATCAGGCACCTGCTAGCCCTGTATATTTATGGGAAAGATTTGCTACTGGTCCTACTGTAGTTACTGGTACTAATTCTAGTCCATCATTTACAGCTGGACCGTATACTTTATACGTATATGTTACTTCTCCGGGTATCACACAATTGAGTGATCCTTATACTATGCGTTTAGCTGATAATACTGATGCTACAGATTTTGTTACTGCATGGGCAGCCGCTGGAATTGATTATACTACTGCCAGTGTAACAACTGATGGTGCAATACAATTGACTCATACGGAAGGTGGTGCAATTGTTATGTCTGACGTAAATATTACAACAGGAAGATCTTCTGGATTAATAGCAGAGGCCGGGTTTACAATTGGTGACACCTGTGTTAAATATGGACCATTTGCAGATACTTCATTTAATGCTGTTGCAGTTACGGGTGGTGCAGGTGCAGATGGTCAAATCAATGCTTCAATAATCTCAGGGGAGTATTCAAATATTTTTGCTGTGACTGGACAGGGATCCGGCTATATTGTGGGTGATACACTTACTATTTTAGGCGCAAATTTAGGTGGAACTACTCCTGGAAATAATTTAACCTTAAAAGTGACTGGAATAGGATCTGGAGGAAGTTTATCTACTGTAGCTTACGTATCCGGCACACCTGTTATAAACTTTTCAACCCAATTAAGTAACTGGGTTGAATTTGTTTATACATCAAACGAAGGTGCACCTGTTGCGGCTCCTGCTAATAATACAAATTGGTTCTACAGTGTAGTAAATCAAGTTGATATTATGATAAACACTTCATCTGGTTGGAGAGGCTATAAGAATACTAACTATGATAGCAATGGTTTCCCGATCCCAACTGGGTCTAATACTACTGATCCTTCTGGTCCAATAGTAAGTGCTAGCGAACCAACTACACAAAGTGACGGAACCGCATTAGTGTACGGTGATTTATGGATAAACACTAGTAATTTAGAAGATTATCCTGTAATTTCCCGTTGGCAATCAGTTGATGGTGAAAACATGTGGGTATTAATAGATAATACCGATCAAGTTAATAATACCGGTATAGTATTTGCAGATGCTCGTTGGGCAACTAATAATAATACTAATCCAGCAGATGATCCTATTCCAACAATAGTAAGTTTATTATCTAGCAATTATTTAGATTTGGATGCACCAAGTTCAAGTCTATATCCAACAGGGATGTTGTTATTTAATACACGCCGTTCAGGTTATAATGTTAAACAATATAGAGTTAATTATTTTAACTCAACCACTTTCCCTGATCAATCATTACCTACTCAACGGGATGCATGGGTATCGGCAAGTGGCTTACAGTCTAACGGCAGTCCATATATGGGTAGAAAAGCTCAAAGAGCAATGGTTGTAGAATCATTACGATCCGCAATTGATACTAATCCAGCTATCCGTGACGAAGATAATTTCTTTAACTTAATGGCTACTCCTAATTATCCTGAATTACAACCTAATATGGTCGTACTAAATGCTGATCGTGGAGAAACAGGCTACATACTAGGTGATACTCCATTAGGATTACCTGATAGTGCTACTGATATTCAAGCATGGGCAACAAACGCGGCAGGTGCGACAAGCACAGGTGAAGAAGGGTGTGTAACACGCAATACCTTCTTAGGTTTGTTCTATCCAAGTGGATTGGCTTTTGATTTATCTGGTAACGAAGTGGCAGTTCCTGCATCGCATATGATGCTGCGTACTTTCTTACGCAATGATACTATTGCTTATCCTTGGTTAGCAGCAGCAGGTACACGCAGGGGCGTTATTGACAACGCAGCTAATATTGGTTATGTAGACAGAACTACCGGCGAATTTCAAACTAGTAAAACTAGAATAGGGATTCGTGATGTGTTGTATCTTAATTTTATAAATCCATTAGTATTCTTTACCGGTAATGGTTTATTGAATTATGGTAATAAAACAAGCTTTGACTCACAAAGCGCATTGGATAGAACTAACGTTGCAAGATTAATTGCTTACATCCGTAGACAATTGACAATTGGAGCAAGACCGTTTGTATTTGAACCTAATGATTCATTTACTAGAGGTCAAATTGCAAACGTAGTGACATCGTTGATGCTTGATTTACAATCAAAACGCGGTATCTATGATTATCTGGTAGTATGTGATGAATCAAACAACACTCCTGCTAGAATTGATAGAAATGAGCTTTGGGTAGACGTTGCGATTGAGCCTGTTAAGGCAGCTGAATTCATCTACATCCCGGTTCGTATTTTGAATACAGGTGAGTTAGCAGCACTATAAGAAATTGAGGGGCATTTATGCCCCTCAATAAAAGATAAATAATATTAACAGGAGAAATTAAAATGGCGATAGCCTCACAAACACTAGTTAATCTATCAGCAAGCGATACCAATGCCGGTAATCAGACCTTGTTGATGCCAAAGTTACAGTTTAGATACCGTCTAAACTTTTTCAACTTTGGTGATAACGATGGACTTGAATTAACACGCCAAGTTGTTGATTGTTCTAGACCAAACCTTTCGTTCGCTAAAATTACATTACCAGTATACAACTCTACCGTATATATGGCAGGTAAGCATACATGGCAAACAATGTCTATTAACATTCGTGATGATGCATCTGGTGCAGTGACCAGATCAATTGGTGCACAGGTTCAAAAGCAATTAGATATGGCAGAACAAGCCAGTGCCGCGTCTGCAAGTGACTATAAGTTTTCAATGACATTAGAAATATTAGATGGTGGAAATGGTATTGCAACACCACAAGTACTTGAAACTTGGTATTTAGTTGGATGCTACTTAGAAGCAGTTAACTATAATACTGTTAACTATGGTACTAGCGAAGATATCAAAATAGCATTGACCGTACAATTCGATAACGCTATCCAAACAGGATACAACGGAGTTGAAGAAGGTGTAGGACAAGTAGCACAGCCACAGAGAAACCCAACAGATACAGCTACCAGCGTAGCCTAATGAGGTAACGCATGGCCAATTCTAACGGGCAAAATCTACAAAAGAGGACCGGTAAATCCGGTCCTCTGAATGACGGCACAACCTATTCTGCTAGCGGTACAAATTTGCGTGATGCTCAACACGCAGCAAAAATATTTAGAACCGGTGTTTATCGACGAGCACCTAAACTTAAATTTCTATTTCATGTATATTTTGATATTAACGAAAGAGCATACAATCAAAACATAAGTACTGGTGATAACTTTGGTCTTGTAGTTAAAAGTGTTAAACTACCTAGTTATCAAATAAACACTGTTGAAATGAATCAGTATAACAGAAAAAGAATCGTACAAACTAAAATTAAATATAATCCTGTTACTATTAATTTTCACGATGATAATAATAATATGATTACCAGTTTATGGGAAGCATATTATACATATTACTATAAAGATGGTTCAAATTTTGGTGCTGTTTTTCAAGGTGCTAGAGGTGGGATTACTCAACCAACTCAAGGTAGCGGTGGATCAGTGCAATCAGCAACAGATGCTAACTATAATTACAGAAACATTTATACGAATACGGATAATATTGTTGGGAATAACAATTGGGGTTATTGGGGAGAAAGTCCTAATCCTAGTTTAGTTAAAATTCCTTTCTTTAAAAATATAACTATATTTGGCTTTAATTATCATAATTTTACTGCTTATACACTAATTAATCCAATGATTAATTCTTTGAGCCATGACACATATAGTTATGCAGAGGGTGGTGGAACAATGGATATACAAATGGATTTAAATTATGAAACAGTAGTTTATAATGAAGGCTCTATGGATGGTAAAACTCCTGGTAATATTGTTCAAGGATTTGGATTAGATGACTCATATGATAAGGTAATAAGTCCAATGACACCAAAAGGTAATAATAGTCCTGTTGCAGGAAATAGTGATTATATTCCGCCTGCTGGTGGATTTATGAGTTCATATTAAGAAAGGTATAACAATGTTAAACAATCCAAATGTAGCTTATAACTATCAAAAAACACCGGGGTTAATTACTTCTGATACTCTACAATCGATAGCAGGGTTATCTGTAACACTAAGAAATAATCCAAATTATAATAGAAATTTATCTACTTTATATCCTGTAGGCCAATCTACACCTAATCCAGGTGCTGGATATCCTACAATGTTAGCACTACGATCTCCTAAAGGGGTTGGTATATATCCTTATGCAGGTTCTCAAGTAACATATATAGGTGGAACTAGTGGCTAGAATAATAGATAATAGATCCAATATAGATCAAACTATTAGAATTTTTGACTCTTTTTATTCTACTGATGTAAAGGTTGGAGCGGACCAATTTGACATTGTATATGGATACTTTTCTAGTGTATGTGAAACCAAAAGTATAGCACAAAATTTTACAGCAGTTTTATTTAGAGTAGCAACTGAAACCGGACTAAATGTTTTAGATTTATTAGACGAACTACAGGGCAGTAGTAATAAATTACAAATGAATAAAATTATTTGTTTTTATTTAAACAGTTTGAAATCAAAAAATTCTTTATATGGAATAAGCATTATACCTAGACCCAATCAACCTGTAGCGAGAAATGTAGTACAATGATATGGGAAAATGGGCACAAGGTTTTTATACTCCTAAAAATCCTCAAAAGTATATAGGAAAACATACTCCTAAATATCGCTCAGGATGGGAACTCACATTTATGACATTTTGTGATACTCATAATAATGTATTGTATTGGGCTAGTGAAGCATTAAGAATTCCATATAAACACCCATTCACAGGTAAACCAACTATCTATGTTCCTGATTTTTTTGTAGTTTATGAAAATAAGTTCGGCAAAAAAATAGCAGAAGTTGTAGAAATAAAACCACAAAAACAAAGTATCATAGAAAGCAAAGCAGCTACTGCAAAAGATAGAATGATTGTTGCTATAAATCATGCTAAATGGGCCGCAGCCATGGGATATTGTAAAAGTCAAGGATATACTTTTAGAGTAATTACAGAAAAGGATTTATTTAGAAATGGTAACCAAACCTAACTAAATAAAAGTATGACTACATATTTTTTATATAAAAAAACCCACAAGGTCACTGGTCTAAATTATTTAGGTCAAACTAAGGCTAAAAATCCGTACAGATATAAAGGATCCGGCAAACAATGGAAGGATCATATCAAACAATATGGATATAATGTAGATACTTATATATTATTAGAAACCACTGATCCTATGCTAATTGAACAAATGGGTCGTTATTACTCTTCCCTATGGAATGTAGTTGATAGTACTAATTGGGCTAATATGAGACCAGAATCTGGGCATGGGGGTGGATTAGGAGAAGAAGGATATAAACGCTTATCTGAAAAGTTAATTGGACACCCTAATTGGTTGTTAAAGCATACTGATGATAGTATTGAAAAGATAAGAAACACTCAAAAAGAATTATGGTCTTCATATTCTCCTGAAGAAAAAACCCACCGAATGAAACTAAGTGCATGTAAGCCCGACAGTTATACACTTGAAAGGAAAGAAAAAGCAAGATTAGGAATGATAGGTAAAAAGAAAACAAAAACACCTAAATTATTAGAAGCAGAAAAAAAACGTGCTGAACGGATACGAGCCAATGCTAGTAATATGGGGTATAATAAAGGAAAAAGTTGGAAAATCGTCAATGGCAAAAGAGTTTATTTTACTAAGGATATATAGCAGTGACCAAACGTTTAGAAGAATTATTTGAACTACCACAAGAAGAGATTGAGTCTCTATCTAAGCCTATTCCTGAAAATGCAATAGAAGTTACTAAAGAAGCATTAACTAATTTAGAAAAAATAGAAAATGCTTTACCTCAAGTGAGAGGATTGGAAGTTGCTGATATTGAAATGGACAGTTTAGCTGATTTAGCTACTAATAGTTATAAAGACCTTATGGACTTAGGTATGCAGGTAGATAGCAGATTTAGCAGTGAAATATTTAGTGTAGCTAGTAATATGCTAAATCATGCCATTACTGCTAAAACAGCTAAAATTAACAAAAAACTTAAGATGATAGAACTACAATTAAAAAAGGCTGCTTTAGACCACAAAACTAATCCTGCAGTAGAAGAAATAGCAAATACTCCATTGGGTGAAGGTAAGGCTCTTGATAGAAATGAGTTGTTAAAAATTCTAGCAGCTAAAAAGAATGATGAATGATAAATACTAGATACGGGAACATGCAATGAAAAGCCTTAAAAAATATATCACTGAAAGTGTGCATACATATAACTGCACTATTAAAATTGCAGGCGATGTTGATAAAAACTTCTTAGATTTATTCAAATACAATCTAAGTAAGTTTGATCCTATCGATATTAGTGCTCCTACAACCACGCCTATTCAAAAAGATCCATATGGTTTTCCTAATTTAAGCAATCAATCTGTAACTATTATTAAATGTAAATTTAGATACCCAGCTACAGAGCCTATGGTACAACAGATAGCACAGTTGTGTGGATATAATGTTGATATGGTTCGTTTAGTTAATACTGATTATAACGACAGTATTAATACAGAATCAGATGAGTATGCTAACCAAATGAAAGAAAGCCCATTATTGACTAAAAACGAAATGGGTTCAGCACCGGGTAGTAAAGAGGCTAGCAAAGCATATGGCGAGTCATATTTGACAAGCGTTAAAGATCAAATGAAGGATAATGAAATTGATATTCCTTATGCAGGGCAAAAAACTCAACCAGCATTTGATCCATTCAAAGTTATACCTCAAGACCCTAGGGGCGACAATAGCCCAATGAGTAAGATTACTAGACCAAATAAACCAGCGACTGGCGCTAAGTTCAATAGATAAGGAACACAAAAATGGACATGAAAGATTTATTATCAAAAATGGCTCAGCTTAATGAGGCTAAAGAAGCAAGCTATTCACCTTCATACCGTGTAGGTAAGACTGGTGATTTTAGTGATAAGCCTAATATGAAAAGAGGCACACCAGTTGCTGGTAAGGTAGGTAAGTATGGAAAAACTTCAGATGAGTTAGGTGATCCTGATCAAGATCCTGATGATGATACCTCTTCTAGCGCAGATAAACGCGGTCGTGGACGTCCTAAGAAAGCAGGTGGAGCAGCAGATACTAAAGATAGATACTCTGGTGCTAAAGACCTTCAAAATGTTATGATTGGTAAAATGCCTAAATCATTACCGGGTAAGAAAGGTACGGTACATAAATCTCCTCAAGATAAAGAAGAGGGCGCTAGCAAAAAGAAAAGTTTAAAAGATTGGGTTGAGAGAGTAGAGCAAGTAATAGCAGAAAATACTGCTACTACAACATCAACTGCAACAGCACCTAGTGCTTCACAGAAAGTAATGGTAAAGCCTGGTCAGCCTGCTGGACAAAAGCCTCCTGCAACAATGACTACTCAAACAGGTCAAACTATTGCAGTAGGTTCAGCAGACCAAGTTAAAAAATTAGGTGATTTAGTTAACACTGGACAAGTACAATTAACAAAGCCTGGTACAACTGAGCCACTAGATGAAGAAGGTGATGAAAAGTGGATCAAAGGTGCTATCAAGCATCCAGGTGCTTTCACTAAAAAAGCAAAATCACATGGAATGAGTACATCTTCATTTGCTAATAAAGTACTATCTAACAAAGAAGATTATCCTGCTAGTACTGAAAAGCAAGCAAATCTTGCAAAAACTTTAGGTAAGTTCCGTAAAAAAACTGACGAGGCTGATATTCCTCCAAATGATAGTTTAATGAGTCCTATTAGCGAAGCAAAGAAAAAAGCCGATGCAGCAGCAAAGAAAGATGATAAGGCTGAAAAAGCAGGCAAGAAAGTCGCTAAAGATATTGAATATGATGAAAAAGTAAAAGATGGCATACATGGTAAGAAGCGCGGTGCTGAAGATATTAAAGCAGACCGTGCGGGTAAAAAAGTTGCTAAGGACATTGAATACGATATGAAAAAGAAAACAGTTAAAGAAGCCGCTAAGCCAGACTATATTGATTTAGACAAAGATGGTGACAAGAAAGAATCTATGAAAAAGGCTGCAGCCGACAAGAAAAAGAAGGCTGTTAAAGAAGGTAGAGATCATCATTTAAAAGCAGCATATCATGAAGGTAAAGCACATGGTTTAAGCAAACAAGCATATAACTGTCGCCATGATGATATGGAAGAAGCAAGACAGTATCATGAAGGGTACAAGTGTGGTCTTGATGAGTGCTATGGTCAACAACCTATTTTAGGTTATGTTGGAGAAGAATCACAACATGATGTAGTTGACACAATGGCTAGTTACGGTGCTCATGGATTAGAAGAAGATGGTATGGAAGAAGGCAATGCGTTCACTGGCATGTTAGCCAAGACACCAAAAGGTGGTAAATTTAGTGTAGGTGGTAATACATTTACTGACACTAGTGACATTGGTGAAATGGCATTTGAAGCTTGGGATAAGCAATTAACTGCTATCTTAGAAGGTAAAGAAGTTAATGAAGGTATGACAGTTTCTATCTCTAAAGGTCAGCAAGGCTCACCTGATTCAGTAAGCGTATCAGCACAAGATGGCGAAGCTGACCAATTGTTAGGCTTAATCAAATCAGCAGGCTTAGGTTTGTTTGGTGGAGATGAAAGCAAAGGTTTTGCACCCGGTGAAGAAACTCCTAGAACAGCACCGGGTGGTATTGAAGTAGTTGATGACCATGATGGTATGATGGCATTAATGAAAAAATTAACTGGTGGTGATACCTCAGGTAGTGACGGAGATTATGAAGAAGAGCATGGTCATGACGATCACGACCATGAAAATCATGAGGAAGAATGTAATGAGTGTGGTTACATGGAAAGCGATTGTCACTGTGATGACAAAGAAATGGTTGATGAAGTAGAATCAGAAGACCAAATGACTTACAATGTAGCAGAAGATAATCCTCCTGATTCAGGCGCAGCAGAAACAGCCGCTGACGAAAATGCTGAAGCAGAGGAAGATCAGGCAATTGCAACAGATGATGAATTTCAAAATGTCAATGAATGGGCTAATCAAATCGGTGAAGGTCCAGGCAAAGGAACGGATGCGGGATTTGAGCAAGACATTGCATTTATGACTAAAGTTATTTCAGGTGGCTTGAATAAGCAAAAAGCAACTGGTCAAACAACTATTCCAGTAATTGCTAATCAGAGTCAGCGTACTGGCGTTAATGAAAATTTTGTGGCTGATTGGAAGAAATTAGCAGGGATAAAGTAAATAAGTAAAAATAGTTCAATTGAATATTTTTTGGCTATAATAGTGTTATCTCAAAACGATAAATAGCATAATAAAGAGGTAAAGATAGAATGAGCCAGCAGAATATAGACTTTGGTACTTTTCCTGATGATCCGAATGCAGATGCGATAAGGACGGCTTTTCAGAAAGTACAAGAAAACTTTTCACAAGTTTTTACAGGTCTTGAAGGTGCAGCGGTCTCGTCAGTAAATAGACTTCCTGGCGCAGGTATTACCGTAAATGGACCAACCGGTAATGTTATCGTTACCGCTAATATTGCATGTGTTCAAGTTCATACAAGTACATTAAGCATAGGTAGAGATTCTAACGGTAGTCAAGACGCTTCTATTACTTCTAGCGCTCAAACTTTATGGATTGATTTACCCTCGACTATATCTAACGTCGATAATATTATTTTAAACGGCAATGGCAATATTGCCGGTAATCTGTTGGTTGGCGGACTTACTACTCTGAGTAATTTAATAGCTAATTCCGCTAATTTATCTGCTAATCTTAGCGTTACTGGGAATATTTCAGTAAATGCAATTTCTGCAACAGGCAATATTGTCACTACTGCTAATATTACCGGAGCAAATATTACCACTGCCGGAGCACTAGCTGCGGCAACATTAAATGTTTCTAGCAGTGTTAATTTTGCTAATACAAGTAATGTTACTTTAGGTAATACATCTAACATTCATATATCCGGAGGAACTAGTGGATATGTGTTATCAACAAACGGAGCAGGAGATATTTCATGGGTATCTCCTAGTTCAATCACAGCTTCAGGTATAAGTGGCTACTCAGGTACTAGTGGAATATCAGGCTATACAGGCGTGAGTGGCTATACAGGAGTGAGTGGCTATACAGGCGTCAGTGGCTATACAGGCGTCAGTGGCTATACAGGCGTCAGTGGCTATACAGGTACTAGTGGAATATCAGGCTATACTGGTACTTCAGGTACTTCAGGTACTAGTGGAATATCAGGCTATACTGGTACTTCAGGTACTTCAGGTACTAGTGGCATATCAGGCTATACTGGTACTTCAGGTACATCGGGCACTAGTGGAATATCAGGCTATACTGGTACTTCAGGTACATCAGGCACTAGTGGGATATCAGGCTATACAGGTGCATCGGGTACTAGTGGAATATCGGGTACTAGTGGAATATCGGGTACTAGTGGAATATCGGGATATACTGGTGTAAGTGGATACTCAGGTACATCGGGTACTAGCGGAATATCAGGTTATACTGGTGCTAGTGGTACTTCAGGTACAAGTGGAATATCAGGGACTTCGGGTATATCGGGTACTAGTGGAATATCAGGCTATACTGGTACTTCGGGTACTTCAGGTACAAGTGGAATATCAGGTTATACTGGTGCTAGTGGTACTTCAGGTACTAGTGGTATATCAGGCTATACAGGTGCATCAGGTACTTCGGGAACTTCAGGTGTAAGTGGATACTCAGGTACATCAGGTACTAGTGGTTACTCGGGTACAAGTGGCACTTCGGGATATACCGGTGTAAGTGGCTATTCAGGTACATCAGGTACATCAGGTATTAGTGGTATATCAGGATATACTGGAACATCAGGATTCACTGGGGTAAGTGGATATACTGGAACATCAGGCACTAGTGGTACATCAGGCACTAGTGGTACATCAGGGACTTCGGGTACATCAGGTACTAGTGGTATATCAGGATATACAGGGGAATCAGGTACTAGTGGAATATCAGGCTATACTGGTACTTCGGGATTCACTGGGGTAAGTGGATATACTGGAACATCAGGATTCACTGGGGTAAGTGGATATACTGGAACATCAGGCACTAGTGGTACATCAGGCACTAGTGG